ACTTATGATCATTTAAATGTACTCAGATCCCGTAACTTATGATCATTTAAATGTGCTGAGGTGTTGTGATCTAAGGCTGCAAGCTATCACACTTCCGCTCAAATGTCAACCCCGCGAATATTACAAAAACCACACAGATCTCAAAAAAACATAAGGACTCCTGATAAATATCCCTCAGGAAGTTGACAATAATTCCCAGGTATCTTATAGTATCTAAAGAACACCAACGGAGCGAACTCATGTCAGTTGCGTATCATTCAGCACAGAAGCAGCGTTATAGGATCACTCTAGATCTGTCAGTTTTCGGTGACTTCGATCCGCATCAGATTGACTGGGAGAAGTTATTCAAGTTGGAACCTGCAGAAAACTGTGATTCATACGTTGAGGACTTAAGTACACCTGACAGATGGTAGGAGTGATAAACACTGAGGCTTGCAAAGTGTCTCTATAGTGTAAGGGACACACCGCTCCCGTCACGATCACTCTCATGCGTTACATTCCTCAGTCTCGTTATAGTTTTGATGAGATCTGTGAGCAATGTCGTGCTGCAATCAATCCTCCCCCTAGTGTAAAGCAAGCAAGCACAGTTCCTTATAACGAAGTGCAGCAATTCTTTGCCAAGTGGGAAGAGTTGAGCACTGCACGGTAGGTAACACACAGGGGAATGAGATGCGCCCCATAAAGACACTCACTCACAAACACAATTCTAACACAAAACACACAAAATGTCTAAGTCGATTGCACTTTCTTTGCTTGCTCAAGGTAACAACGGCAACGAGATTCTGTCCATTCTGGATACACTCGCCGTTGATAATGTAGAGCAGTCTGATGATAACGCTCCTACACTGAATAGCATCGAGTTCTGATAGTTACTGTGTGCCCCTTGCTTGACAGTGAGGGGCACTTATGTTATGATGCGTGAATGACACCGTTTGGCAGTGTTTTGCGGCGTTGTGTTATAGGCGCGTGGCGGCGTTGCGGTTATAAAAAAGCGAAACTACCCTAACCTACAGAGGTGACAAATCGAGAGCTAATTATAACACTCACAAAAATTTTCCGGGGGTAAAAAAGCGCATATATAGAGGAAAGTAAAAAGCTTTGTGATGATAAAAAATCCCGTAGAAAAATTTCCCCCCATGGAAAAAATATATCATATCTACGCAAAAGACAAATGTTTGTTTCACTCAATCAAAGAAGATGAGTTTAAAACAACATGGAGCACATTGAAGCATATGGTTGGTTTGATGAGAACTGACTATAGCCTCGATGATTTGTCTTTTGAAGAACTGACAGTAAATTGTATTGGCAGTTCAGAATCATCACATTGACTTGACTTTTTACAAATAAAAGGATAAAATTGATCTGAAGAGTTGAATTACTTATGGCAAAAGGATTTACTGTTAAAACTGTAGCACCAAAAAAACAAGAAGCTGAATGGGATTACGATAAAATTCGTGAGAGAATGAAAGGTAAGACAATTGTTTTCTGTCTGCCTGGTAGAGGATGTTCCTTTATTTTTCTGAAGAATTTTGTACAGCTCTGTTTTGATCTTGTTCAAAACGGAATGGCAATTCAGATTTCTCAAGACTATTCATCGATGGTGAACTTCGCACGATGCAAGTGTCTTGGAGCAAATGTTCTCAGAGGACCTAAGCAGGTTCCCTGGGACGGCAAACTGAATTATGATTATCAACTATGGATTGATAGCGATATTGTCTTTGACACTACAAAGTTCTGGCAGCTTTGTGATCTCGCACTTTCCGAAGATGGCACTGAGCGTGAAATCACTGGTGGGTGGTATTGCACGGAAGATGGAGCAACTACCTCTGTTGCACATTGGCTTGAGGAAGATGATTTCCGCAAGAACGGTGGCGTCATGAATCATGAAACACTGGAAACCATGGCAAAGCGTCGCAAGCCTTTCACTGTTGATTACACTGGTTTTGGTTGGGTTCTGATCAAGCGTGGTGTGTTTGAGAATCTCGAATATCCTTGGTTTGCTCCAAAGATGCAAGTCTTTGAGTCAGGCAATGTTCAGGATATGTGTGGTGAGGACGTTTCATTCTGTCTTGATGCAAAAGAGGCAGGGTTTGAAATCTGGTGCGATCCTCGGATTCGTGTAGGACACGAAAAGACTCGTATTATCTGATATGAGTAAGTACTACGATATCTTATACAAGGGACGTAGAATTTATCAGAACCTCAGTGCAGAAGATTGTACTGAGGTTCTACAAGACTTCTCCGAAAAATTTTATGAAGGAGAAGATATTAATATTGATGAACTTATAGTGGAGGAATCTTATGGCAGTTAAAGCAAAGGGCGGATCGAATAAGGTTGAGTTTCAATCAGGAGCACCCAAGAAAACTCGTCAAGGACGTTCATCTCGTACACTTCTTTCCGCAACGTCTCGTAATGGACGTAAAAAGAAATATCGTGGACAAGGTAAATAGTAATATCGTTAGCATGTAGCAATACATGCTTTTTTAATATCTTATGGCATATCTCAATCACAATCTTCCAACGTTTACTTGTTACATTCGTAACGAATTTCTCTATAATCATAAAAAAGGACATGGAGAGGTAACTTTATGCGACGTACACTCTACAGCGTCCTTAGAGAAGCACGTACCCCTCTTTGAAGCGTTTCTAGAGAATGGGGTGAACTGGACGCGAAGACCTATTCATGCCTTTTGTTGGAAGCCAGATGCCCCTGCACCAAAATTAGAAGAGTGTATGTGGTGGGATTGCTTTTCTCCTTATGTTGATGTTCAAGTCCGTTCTCGTCTCGCTGGATTACGTGCAGAACTTATCAATTATCGTGGAGAAAAAAATGAAGGTGTTTATATGTTTACGTTGGATTGGTCGTGGGAATCAAAATCTACGTTAAACACAAACTTTAGTGAGACTCCCGAGCATAAATGTGCTCATTTTTTCAAGATGGACAATGGAAATTTCTATGCATATCCAAATAATAAGATACTATGGTACGATGATGCATGGATTCGCAATCGAATCACTCAAAATCCAGGCTATGAAATTGATTTAACCGAATATTCTGTTGAAAATCGTCGAAAAATTGAGACTTCAGATGATTTTATGTACGAAATCAAAGAAATTCGGGATAGCAACCCCGTAAAAAGTTCTGATTTTAACAAATCAGGAGAGCAAAATGACACAGAAAATGCTAAGAGAGATTGCAAATGACGATCTAACGCCAAAAAAACACGATTTTCATCATCAAAATGAAATTCATGAAAAAATTCGCAATGATGATGACTATGATGACTGGGAATATGGGACTGAACCCATTTATGAAAACAAAAAATGACGAATAAATAAGTTATAATTATTATATTTTAAACATTTCGATGCCTCTAGAAAGGGTAAGTCAAGGTTTTAGAGATCTAAGCATGTCATTTCAGGATAATCCCCTGAATAATGACTTAATTGGCATTAAAGATGCTAATGCAATTGCTCGTTCGGTTAAAAATATTGTATTTACCCTTCCTGGGGAGAAGTTTTTCAATCCAGATTTTGGATCAAACATCACAGCATCTCTTTTTGAGAACATTGATGAATTTTCTGCTCTTACAATTAGAGATGAAATCAGAAATTCAATCGAAAATTATGAACCAAGAGTTAAATTGATTGATGTGACTGTAGAACCAGAATATGATGATTATAATTTCAATGTAATTGTACAATATGAGATCATTGGAGTGAATATTCCCCCTCAACAGTTAGAGTTCGCTCTTCTTTCAGCAAGATAAATGGCATTACAAAATTTTACTAGTTTAGATTTTGATCAGATCAAGGCAACGCTTCGTGATTATTTAAAATCTAACTCAAATTTTACCGATTATGACTTTGAAGGATCAAACCTTTCAACGATTCTAGATCTGTTAGCTTATAACACGTATATTACGTCATATAATGCTAATATGGTGACGAATGAAATCTTTATTGACAGCGCAACTCTGAGAGAAAACGTTGTTTCTCTTGCAAGAAACATTGGTTACGTTCCTCGCTCAAAAAAAGCAGCGGCAGCAACAGTTACTTTTTTTGTAGACACAAGTAATGTATTCCCAACTCCATCAACTATAACTTTACAGAAAGGAATTGTAGCGTCAACCTCAGCACAATTTGGAAGTTCATCATTTGTGTTTTCAATTTTAGACGATATTACAGTTCCTGTTATTGATAACACAGCATTATTCTCAAATATTCAGGTTTATGAAGGTAATGTCATTGATCAGTTCTTTACATACACTTCTAGACAACCGAATCAGAGATTTATTTTAGATAACTCAGGAGTTGATTCTGATAAGATAGTTGTTAATGTTAAAAGTAGCGAAAATTCAAATATTTCCATAAAATACAGTCTTCAAGATAGTTTGTTTGATATTAATAGTAATTCAAAAGTATTTTTCCTCCAAGAAGTTGATGACGAAAGATATGAATTAATTTTTGGAGATGATATCTTCGGTAAGAAACTTGAAGATGGTAATTATGTTCAAGTTTCTTACCTTGTTACAAATGGTGATAGTGCAAATGGAATTGAAAGGTTTTCATTTAGTGGCAGACTGATATATACACGAAATGGAGAGGAATATGTAGTTTCAACTGGAATTTCATTGCTTACCACAGAGATTGCTTCTAAAGGTGGTGAGATGATTGAAAGCGTTGAGTCAGTTAAAAAGTACGCGCCACGCATTTATTCTTCTCAAAACAGAGCAGTTACGACAAATGACTACGAAACCTTAATACCTGCTAAAATTTATCCAGAAACAGAATCAATTTCTGTTTTTGGTGGAGAGGATGTTGTTCCTCCACAGTATGGAAAAGTTTTTATTAGCATCAAACCAAAAACTGGAGACTTTTTACCAAATATCGTAAAAGATAATATTCGTAGGGACTTAAAAAAATATAGCGTAGCTGGAATTGTTCCAGAAATTTTAGATCTCAAATATCTTTACATTGAAGCGGAGTCTCAAATTTATTATAATACAAATCTTGCCCCAAGTGCGTCTTATGTTTCTTCGGTTATTCAGAATAATGTGACATCATATGCAGAATCTTCAGAATTAAACAAATATGGTGCAAGATTTAAGTATAGTAAGTTCTTAAAAACGATCGATGACAGCCATGATTCAATCACGTCAAACATCACTAAGATCCAAATGAGAAGGGACTTAAGAGTTGTTCTTAATACCTTTGCAGAATATCAAATTGGATTTGGTAATAGGTTCTATGTCAAAAATCCCAATGGGTTCAATATTAAGTCTACTGGATTTAAAATTGCTGGATTTAATTCCACAATTTATTTGGGCGATTTGCCAGATATTAATCAAAATACGGGATCGATATTCTTTTTTACACTAGATATACCAACAGCAACAGATCCATCAATTCTACAAAGAAATGTTGGAAGAATTGATTATGTAAATGGGATTATTACTTTAAATCCAATCAATATAATTTCTGCACTTGAAAAAAATGGACAACCAACAATAGAAATTTCCACAGTACCTCAGTCGAATGATGTGATCGGATTACAGGATCTTTATTTGCAACTAGATATTAGTATGAGTACATTTGAAATGATTCCAGACAGAATATCTTCTGGATCTGATCCATCAGGAACTACATATATTACATCATCAAGCTACAAAAATGGGATTTTAGTAAGAGCATAAAATGTCAGAAAAAAGAGTACCCTTTAATATAATCGTCAAGAATCAACTTCCATCATATGTTGAAGAAGAATCCCCATTATCTTTAGAATTTCTATCCGAATATTATAAATCTCAAGAGTATTATGGAGGATCAATTGATATTCTTGAGAACCTTGTCGAATACAATAAATTAGATGCTCTTACGCATTATTCAAATAGTGCTGTTCTAATTAATGATATTTTATTCTCAGATACTGAAATTTTAGTCGATAACACTGATGGATTTCCTGACAATTATGGATTGATTCGAATTGATGAAGAATTGATTACGTACACAGCAAAAACTGAAGCAACCTTTACAGGTTGTTTTAGAGGGTTTTGTGGAATCACTTCCTTTAGCAGTCCGAACAATCCAGAAGATCTTGTTTTCTCAGAATCTAATTCAGACGATCATACATCGGGAACAGTTGTAGAAAATTTAAGTCCTCTATTTTTAAAAGAGTTTTTTAAAAAGATTAAAAAACAAATTGCTCCTGGATTTGAAGGTAGGGATTTTTATTCAACTCTTAATCAATCCACTTTTATTAAGCAATTAAAAGATTTCTATTCAAGTAGAGGAACTGATAGTTCTTTTAGAGTTCTTTTCAAGGGACTTTATAATGAAGAAGTAGATGTTGTAAAACCAAAAGAAAAACTTATTCGTCCATCTGATGCAAGATATCAATTAACAAAGGACATTATTGTCGAAACAATATCTGGTGATCCTTACGAATTAGTTAATACAACTCTTTTTCAAAATGAATATGGAAATATTCAAAAAGCATATGCTCCTGTAGGAAGAGTTGAAAAGATTCAAACTGGGTTATCAACAGCAAATTATTATAAACTTAGTTTTGATGCAAACTACAACAGAGATATTAGCGTAAGTGGATCCATTTATGGCGATTTTACTGTTCACCCATATTCAAGATTAGTAGGAAATGCTTATTCAGGATCAGTAACATTAGATGTAGACTCAACAGTCAGGTTTCCAAATAGCGGAGAACTATCTGTTGTTTATAACGATGGAACTGTGGGAGTTGTTAGTTATACCTCAAAGTCATTAACTCAATTCTTTGGTTGTTCTCCAGTTACAGGGTTGATTCTTGATAAATCTCCTATCGGGATTAACACATATGCTTATGGGTTTTCTACTGAAAACCCAAATGAGATAATTAGCGTCAGAATAACCTCTGTTCTTGAAAAACTTTCCATTCCAGAAGAATCTTACGGATTTAATTCATATGATTCTATTTTAATTAAAACCCTGGGTGGAAAATATAATGATAAGATTTCAAATAATTGGACATATAATATATGTCCAACATATCATGTTAAAAAAATAGAAGTATCAGATACTTCAGATAACCGTTATTCTATCACTGTCTTTGATCCTCATGTCTTTAGAACTGGTGATAAACTAACATTTAGATCAAATTCTGGGGAGGAGTCATCATCTCAGGTAGTAGACATTTTAGGTGAATATGTAATATTGGTTAAAGGACAGGGAGTTTTATCTCTAGAAAAAACATATACAATAACAAGACAACCTTTAAAAGTTAATGCACCATTTTTTCCCGAACTAACTGATCTAAATGCTAATGTTCAGAATGTCTATAGGGATAATGAAAAGTTATTAATTTCATCACCATCTATTCCATACTATAGCAATCAGGCATTAAATGTAACTGATAATGCAGTAGTTTTTTCTGGAACTTTTGACGGATCAACTTTCAATATTTCTCCAAGCAGAGATCATGGATTTTACACAGGTGATGCTGTTTATTACACCCCACAGAAACAAGTTTTAACAATTACCGATTCAGAGGGTGGGCAGACAGAAGAAGATTCTGTTATAAGTTCTTTAGGATCTAATTTCACTGAAGGTTTGTATTTTGTAAAGAGAATAGATGAAAATAATGTAAAACTTGCTAGAAGTAGATCCAATCTTTTTAATGGAGATTTTCTTTCGACACAAAGTTCGGTTAGTGTAACAAATAATAAACTAGAACCATATAAATCAACTGGAAAAAGATTAACTACACAGAATCTTTTAAGAGAGATATCTTCTCCGATTAATGATGGAAACTTATATGAAACTGATCCGGGTAAAGTTGGAATTTTAATTAATGGTGTAGAAATTCTACATTATAAAGCATCTGATACTCTTTATTATGGTTCTATTCAAAAAGTTAATGTTGTTGCTGGAGGACAAAATTATGACATTATAAATCCGCCAGTATTGTCAATTTCAGACATTGTTGGGGTTGGGGCTACTGGTTATTGCTCAGTTTCTGGAAATCTAAAAGAAATAAGACTAATAGATCGTGGTTTTGATTACACTAGTACACCAATAGTTAGAATTACCGGTGGTAATGGTGAAGGTGCAAAAGCTGAAGTAAAAGTAAAATCTACAGAACATACTGCAACCTTTAATTCTGGCATTTATGCAAATTTAGTTGGCGTAGGAACTAATATTTCTACAATTGGATTTACAACTTATCATAAGTTTAGAAACAGTGAAAAAGTCATTTATCAAACTGATGGACAAACTCAAATATCAGGTTTGACTACAAATGCAACATATAATGTCAATGTTGTAGATGCATATACAGTTAAACTTCATCTGACTGAAAATGATGCTATATTAGGAATCAATACAATTTCACTTTTAAGTTATGGAGTTGGAAATCACTCTCTCAAATCTGTTAATAATAAGTTAGTTATTGATTCTATTATTGTTACTGATTCT